GTAGATCATTAACTCAAGATGGCGATCCAAATCGTGGCAAAGTACCAATACAAGAATTACAATCATCTTCTGGTGGTCAAAAAATAAATTCACTTATAAGTACTTATCAGTATTATTTACAAATGATAAGAGACGTAACCGGACTTAATGAAGCAAGAGATGGTAGTCAACCAGATAAAAATGCTTTAGTTGGATTACAGAAGTTAGCTGCTGCTAATAGTAATACTGCTACAAGACACATACTACAAGCTAGTTTGTATTTAACTCTTAGAACATGTGAAAATATAACTCTTAGAGTAGCAGACGCTTTAATGTTTCCTTTAACTAGAGCTTCGTTAGAATCTAGCGTGTCAAGATACAATGCAGCTACCTTAGAGGAGTTAGCCACATTAAACATACACGACTTTGGTATATTCTTAGAATTAGAACCTGATGAAGAGCAAAAAGCTTTATTAGAGCAAAATATACAAATGGCTCTTCAGCAAAATCAAATATACCTAGAAGACGCTATTGATATAAGAGAAGTTAAAAATATTAAATTAGCAAATGCTTTACTTAAACAACGTAGAAAGAAAAAGCTTAAACAAGACCAAGCTGCGCAGCAAGCAAATATTCAAGCACAAGCTCAGGCTAATGCCGAACAAGCTGAGAGAGCTGCAATGAACGAAGTTCAAAAGCAACAAGCAGTAGCTGAAACTAATATTCAATTTGAACAAGCTAAATCTCAATTTGAAATCCAACGAATGGAGCAAGAAGCTGTTATTAAAAAGCAATTGATGGAACAAAAGTTCCAATATGACATGCAGTTAGCTCAAGCAGATATTCAAGTTACTTCAGCTAGAGAAAAAGAAATTGAAGATAGAAAAGACAAACGAACTAAATTACAAGCGACTCAACAAAGTCAAATGATTAGTCAAAGACAAAATGATTTATTACCAACTGATTTTGAAACTCAAGGTGATAATGAAGCAGGAGGTTTTGGATTACAAAACATGGGTCCTGGATAAATACCATTATTAATTATTATATTATATTATGTCAGAAGAAATAAAAGAAACTCCTACAGGTGAATTAGAACAAGGGGAGTTTAAAATAAAAAAGAAACCTAAAAAACTTGCAAATAAAAAACCGCAAGAAACAATAAAAGTAGATTTATCTAAAAAAGAAGAAGATGCCATTCCAGAGTCAAGCACAACGAAGGTGGATGTACGCGAACTTCCCAAAGATGGCGGCGAAGTGGGAGAAGCACACATCGAAGAGCCGAAAGCTGCCGAAGAGAAAAAAGAAGAAACAGTAGCAACTATAACTGAAATAACTGAAAAGCCAGAAGCTAAAGAAGAAGCAAAAGCTCCAGAGCCAGAGCCTCAACCAGAAATTAATCTACCAGAGAATGTAGAAAAACTGGTTAACTTTATGAAAGAAACTGGTGGAGATATTAATGACTACGTTAGATTAAACGCTGATTATACTAACATAGATGATTCAGCATTATTAAAAGAATATTATAAACAAACTAAACCACATCTTGACCAAGAAGAAATTGAATTTATTATGGAAGATAAGTTTGATTACGACGAAGACATAGATGAGGACCGCGATATAAGAAAAAAGAAACTCGCGAAGAAAGAAGAAATTGCAAGAGCTAAAAACTTTTTGGAAGAGACTAAGAGTAAATATTACGACGAGATCAAGTTGAGACCGGGCGTTACTCAGGAACAACAAAAAGCTACAGAGTTCTTCAATAGATACAACAATGAACAACAGACCGTTCAAAAGCAACATGAGGAGTTTAAAAACACTACTAAAAATTATTTCACTAAAGATTTCAAAGGTTTTGAGTTTAGTTTAGGAGAAAAAAGATTTAGTTATAATGTACAAAACCCTGAAACTGTGGCTGATAACCAATCAAATTTAACAAACTTCGTTAAGACGTTCTTAGACGACAAAGGTAATGTTAAAGATTACGAAGGTTATCACAAAGCAATTTATGCTGCTAGAAATGCTGATACTATTGCAAATCATTTTTATGAGCAAGGCAAAGCCGATGCAATTAAAGATGTGACAGCAAAATCTAAAAATATAAATCAAGAAGCTAGAAGTACAACTCCTGGTGATTTATTTATAAATGGATTAAAAGTAAAAGCAGTAAATGGTGTTGATAGTTCAAAGTTGAGAGTAAAATCAAAAAAAAAATAAATAAAAACTAAAAACTAAAAATTATGAGTTTTGCAACAAGCGGGAGTTTTCCTGCGTCAATTGTTCCAATGCCGCAAAGAGTTACAGTTCAAGATAATTATATTGACTTTAACAACTTAGCAAACGGACAATGGGCACAACAATACCTACCTGAGCTTTATGAGCAAGAGGTAGAAAGATACGGAAACCGAACATTATCTGGTTTCTTGAGAATGGTTGGCGCTGAAATGCCAATGACATCTGATCAAGTAATTTGGTCTGAACAAAATAGATTACACGTAGCGTATAATACAGTTCAAGTAACTCAACCAGGAGCACATCCTGCAGCTACAATTACAGTTACTCCTCAAGGTGGTGAAACTACTTGTGGTGTAAGAGTTGGTAACACTATTTTAGTTTCTGACAACGCAACAGGTTTAGTAACAACTAAATTATTAGTAGTTGGAGAAACTACAGCTTTTGTATTTACTTGTCAAGCTTATGACGCGGCTATGCCAGCTGGAATTGTAACAGGTGCTGCTAGTTGTAGCTTATTTGTATATGGTTCTGAATTTCCGAAAGGAAGTAATGGAATGACTGGTGCTATTGAGCCTACTTTATCTACTTTTAACAACTCACCAATTATCATGAAAGATAATTATGAATTAAGTGGCTCTGACGCTGCTCAAATTGGTTGGATTGAAGTTGCTACTGAAGATGGAACATCTGGATTCTTATGGTATTTAAAAGCTGAGTCTGAAACAAGACTAAGATTTGAAGACTATATGGAAATGTCAATGGTTGAAGGTGAATTAATGAGTGGAGTTGGTGGTGTAATTCCTGCTTTTGGTGGTAACTTTGCCCCAGGTGGTGGTACTCAGAGCATTAAAGGTACACAAGGTTTATTTGCTGCTATTGAAGCAAGAGGTAATGTATATTCTGGTTTTGCTGGAGCTGCTGCTCCTGGTTCTGGTGCTTTAGGTGATTTCGATGAAATCCTTAAAAACTTAGATAAGCAAGGTGCTATTGAAGAAAACATGTTATTCTTATCAAGATCTACTGCTCTTGATTTTGACGATATGATTGCTGCAATGAATGGATCTTACGCTTCTACAGCTGCTGCTTCTTATGGTCTTTTTGACAATGAAGCTGATATGGCATTAAACTTTGGATTTTCTGGTTTCAGAAGAGGTTCTTATGACTTCTACAAAACTGATTGGAAATACCTAAATGATGCTACAACTAGAGGATTAGACAAGGAGATTGATGGTGTACTTGTTCCTGCTGGAACTTCTACAGTATACGATCAAATGTTAGGTGCTAATATCAGACGTCCATTTTTGCACGTAAGATATAGAGCTTCAGAAACAGAAGATAGAAGATTTAAATCTTGGATCACTGGTTCTGTTGGAGGTGCTTACACTTCTGATCTTGATGTAATGAGAGTTAATTTCTTATCTGAAAGATGTTTAGTAACTCAAGCTGCTAATAACTTCGTGTTATTCAAAGGAGCTTAATAATTATAAACATTTAAAAATATAGAAATTATGGGACTAATAAAAATCCAAAAAAACGATGGTTTAAGTGGTACTGCAAAAGGTGGTATAGAATACATTAATGGCACTAACGTAGTTGCTGCTAAAATGTCCGGTGCTGCTGTAGTTGAATTAACTGTAGAGGCTATTGATGCTGCAAAAGACACTGTGAGTATTACTTATAGTGGCGGCGCTGGTGCTGTTCCAAGTGAAGCTAGTATTTTAGCTGCTTGGGAGCCAGTACTAGTTAGCGCTAATGGTTCAGTTTGTACACTTGTATCTGCGCCACAGCTTTATAATGATGCCGATGCGGCTATTTATCCAGCTGTTGCTATTGCTTAATAGCATAAAATAATAAGATCCCGCTTCGGCGGGGTCTTTTTTAATTATTATATTATATTATATTATGGAAGAAACAAAAGAAAAAAAAGCTCCTGAAGTAAAAGATACTTGGGAGTATAAAGATAGAAATTACTACTTAAGTAATAACAAAGAACCTTTA